CCTGCGAAAGGTCAGATGCCGCCGCATTGGTAAAAGTAATGGTCATTGTGTTTGTCCCGGCCGCGTTGTCCACGAAAACAATCGTCGGGTCAATAGTCAAACTCAAGGCGTTTGCCGTAATGTCAGCCGGAACGGTCGGAATGTTGACCAGTTTTGCGTTAAATTTGATAGACTGAAACCCGTCGGCCAGATACTGCGGAAGCCGGTCGTTATCTCCACCGACGCCCATGTAATGCACGGCCTTAATCGCATTGTCTATCGTAATATCAACAGAGGCCGCAGAGAATGTGCCGAGGTTAGTTGTGGTCATTATCCAAGTCTGGTATCCTGGGACCGTGGTCGGCAAGGTCGGGTTTGTGGTGGTTCCCCACGTTAAACCAACAAAGGAAAATGAACCCTTGAAAATATCGTCGATGCTGGCGTTCAGGGTCAGGTTGGTCATCTTGCAGGTGCTTATCTTGTAAGTGCCGACCGTAACGTCAAAGGTAGTGTATTGCGCCCCTTGCGCGGCGATTGCCAGATTAAGCAAATCCATCCCCTGGACAATAAAATCAATCCGGCCAGATATATTGACTATGCCGGATGTATCCGAAAACGAGGGCATAGCGCCGTCACAATGTACCGGTATTACCGCTGACCCAATTGTAAGGTTCCCTCCGGTCGCGGGTATGATAATGGCATCCGCTCCTGTTGGGTCCACCTCCACCGCGGTTACTATTCCATATTCAGCCATGTTTCCCCTCTCTTATGTAAACGCTACCGCTTCAGCAGAGTAATTGACGCCGTAGCGCACCAAATCTTCCGGGTCAAGGTCCTGGCTCAATTCTTCAGCCAGAGCGTTTGTAAAGGTAATGGTAAGGGTGTTTGCAACTGCCGCGCTATCGGTGAATACGAATGTCGGTGCGGCAATGGCGGCCAAAGCGTCAGCCGTAATATCGGCGGGCAAGGTTGGCAGCGAGGCAAGTTTCGCGTTGAACTTGATGGACTGAAAACCCTCCGCTAAATACTGCGGGTTCCTGGCCGGTGAAGATGCGCCCATATAGTGAATCGGTTTGACGGTGTTGTCTATCGTCAAGTCAATAGAAATGGCCTGAAATGTGCCGAGGTTTGATGCTACCAACGTCCAGGATTTGTAGCCAGGAACGGCGGTCGGTTTAGTCGGATTTGTATTCCCGGTAGAGAAAACCAGCCCTTGAAACGAAAATGAACCCTTGACGACATCATCCATTGAAGCGTTGAGGGTAAAATTCGTCATTTTGCAGGTCGTGATTTTGTACGTCCCGATGGTCACATCAAATGTGTTTAATTGCTTGCTGGTCCCATCCGGGATGGCTAAGGTCGGCAAGGTGTCCAACTGGTAAACGAAATCAATCCGGCCAGAGGCGGAAACCGGACCGGCCACCTGGCTGAACGGGTTCATTTGACCGACACAATGCACCGGGATGACCGCCGAGCCGATGGTTATGCTTCCCCCGGTCGCAGGAACCACGATGGCAGACCCCGCCGGTTTTACCTCCACCGCTGTTACAATCCCATATTCAGCCATGAAATCCTCCTCTTTTATGACACGATTGGCACAATATTCCAAGCGGTTCTTCCATTTTTCCCCATATTAGTAGGCCGACCAGTAGGTGGAAACATAGTCAATTTGGAACGAGAGGTGGCTGACAAACACCAGCTTGTTTTTGTGTTCCGCCCCGGTGTCCTCTCCGATGGGTTCGGTCCGCAGCGCCAGACCATCCCAGGTCGTTTTTGTACCGATTGCCTTGATGACATCGGCTATCATCTGCCTGACCTGCGAAGCGGTATTACCGTATAACAATATCTCCAATTTCAATGAATGTTTCCATTGGTTAGTCGCAAACATTGAAATATCGTCGGTATCTTTATAAACGCAAGCCGGCGGCGCATCATCATCAATCGGATATTCGCGCCACTCATAAACCTTTGAGCCGAGCGCCGTCTCGTAACCATTAGCAACCGTAATGGTTTTCAGAAGCGTGTCAACTTTCGTAATAATCTGTTGCCGAATGTTTTTCGCCATATCAATCCCTCGAAAGCTGAATCGTGGTCATGCCTGTCCCGTCGGATTCTATACTTATTGCCTTGTAAGCAATGGAATTTATGGTTATCGTATTCCCCTGCGCGACGCTTGATACGTCAGCCGTCCGGCAAAGGAACTGCGGCGCTGTCGTTGCCACTTCTCCGGTCGCCTCAATCACCGTTTGATAGGCGTCGTCAAAAATCCCGTAGACCGTTGAGCTGCTTATTGTGGCGGCAGTCCCGAAATCATCGGTGCCTAACATGGCCAGTCTGTCAGCGGCGCTTTCAGCTCCCATTAAACAATCCTTCCACGAACCTCTCGTAAAGTGGCAAGTGTTCTTCTTTCAGTTTTTTCTGCTCGCTCAATTCCTTAAACCGATTGCGGATAATTTCTTTTGCTTTTTCGCCTATTTCAACCGGCTTGGCAATGTCCGCTTCAGCCACCCACAATACCTTCCCATCCTCTTGCTTGAATTGCAATGCTTTATGTTCTTCTTCGGAAAAACTTAAATCCTCCCGCAGCTTGCGGATGATCTTGAGGGTGGTGAAATCGCCCTCTCTCGGGAGAACATTCAGCAGGATGATCCGTTCAAACACTTTCAGCTCCATTTACCTCCCCGGAAGGCGGTTGATTTTGGCTCAACCGCCAAAGCCCGCGAAATTACCCGCCGGTGTAGACGTTGACGTAAAAGACCGTACCTGTGCTGGCTTCCTTGAACAACGGGATGTGGCCTGTGGTCGTCGTTGTGGCCGCGCCGGTGATCCAGCCGGCATCAACCTTGGCGTTGATGTCGAACATGGCCGTCAGCGCGTTGTCGTATATGTTGGTGCTGAACAAATACAATTCACCCGGATCGGCTCCGTCCGCTACGATGACTTCCATTCGCATACCAATTACCAGTTTTGCGCTGGTAATGGTGGGCGCGGCATCAACATAGATGCCATTGTCCTGAGCGCAAATCATATTCGAGCCAGGCGTTGCAGCGGAATCAATGTTAATCCAGGAACCGGACCCGTAAAGCGTCCCGGCCAGAACTCCGGTCAGGTGCGTTTCCGCGTAAAATGCTACTCCCAGCTCGTTTGCCGCGGTGTCGGTGTAGCCATAAGAAGCAATCGCAGGGATGTTGGTTCCCATTGAGCTGGACGTGAACACCAGCCCGCCACTTGTCCACTTGGACTTGACTTTTGCAATTCCCATTTTCTACCTCCATTCCATAGCCAGAATTAGGCTTTTCGGAGCGGTTCCCCGCGGGCGGGCAGCCGAATGACTACCCGCCCGATAAATTACACTATTGAGCCGTCGCGCTCTGGTCGGCTCCGTACCTTGCGCCCGTCAACACCGCATAGGCACAGGTAACGGTCGTGTTGTCCAGCGCCGAGAGCCGCAGGTTGATGTACGGATAGCCGGCGCTCAGCTGATCTGAGTCTACGCTGATAACGTAGAAGATGTTGCTTGTGGCCGCTATCGTAAGCCCTGTCGTTGCCAGGGCAGTCCTGGCACCCAGCACATCAATGGTGGTTGTTTCTTCCGCGTAGTAACTGGCCGCAATAGCGGTAACGCTTGAACCGCTACCGTCAGACGATTCATACAAAATCGCCGTTGCAGTACCAGCAGATACACCGATTCCCAGGATTATGTCGCAATGGCTGTAATTCTCCATGTTGACATAAAGGGAAGTCCGGGTGGACGTTCCGGCCATATCGATAGGCGGAAGGATTGGGACTATGTGTCCTTCTTCCGGCAAACAGATTCCTTTACCCATATTCTCCTCCTCAAGTTCTTGTTTGTGGGGGCGGTAATTTGATAACCGCCCCCGTTTGGGTACAGCAGTACCCCCTTCTTACCGAGCCGCCAATGCGACAAACGGACTAACAGTTCTTCCGGAGGTCGCCTTGTAAGGAGTCAGCGCACTTCTCGGAATCGGCTGCCCGTTTATCCGCACCGTGAATTTGTAGGTCATTTCGTCGTAGATGAAGCGGACGTGGATGCTTCCGGCGGCTTCCAGCTGGCCTTTTTCGATGATAAGATACTGGCTCAAATCAGCGAAAACAATGTCGCCCAGGTCGCCCAACTTCGCGCACTGTTCAACATACTGAATCGGTCGGCCAAAAAGCGTCCCGAAAGGAGCGGTTGAAATGCCACCCGGAGGCGTGAAAACCGGAACGCCACCAGTACCAACCGCCGTGTACATCTGGCACAGCTGCGGAAACGCTTCGTTATTGCAAAGCCAGATTCCGTTCTTCAGGCTCCGAGCCGGCATCCGCGAATACATATTGATAACGTTCTCCGACAGAATCGTATCCGCAGTCTGTCCGGTTTCGGCGGCCTGGCTGACGAGACATGAGGCGGCAAGGATACCGAGCATTTCGCCCGCGCCCGTGCCGTTGATAATCCCGTCGTCAATCATAAAGTTTGCTTCTTCTGCGAAAGCGCCCTTTACGATTGCCTCAAGCTGCGAAACATCCTGAAGCATTTCCTCGGTGACGTAAGAAAGCCCATGAAGTTTGTGCAACTTCATTTCCAGCTTTGCCCATTTCACCTTTTTGTTTGTGGCCGCCGTTCCTTCGTCATCCCAATACATCTGCAAGCCGCCAAACCGTGAACCTGTGGCTCGGCTGGTCTCGTCAGTTACTGGCGCCGAAAGGTTATTGCTTCCCGGTCCGATGGGAATCCGGCGGCAGAGCGGGTACAGGACTCCGGTGTCGTGAGTCAGTTTGAGCAGGTCCGTGGTGAAGGTGTCCTGTAAGAGAAAACCTCCGTCAGACGGCACGGATTCACCCATTCCAGCAGCAGCCCGGACTAACCTATTGTCCATGCTTCCGCCGCGTTTTTCCGCAGAGGCAACCGCTTGCAGGAATTCGCCGAAATGCTTCCAGCCCTGATTGACCTTGTTCTTGTTGTCCGCCTCGTCCTTGATAACCGTAACGGTCGGGGTTTCCTTCATCCCGGCAATTATGGCATCCTTGAATTCGGCTACGGACTTGCCGCTTGCAACATATTCGGCGGCGTCAACGTCCTTGCCGAACTTTTTGCCGATAGCGAGGATTTCGGAGTTTTCCTTATTCCGCGCTTCCAGCGCCTTGCAGGTCGGGCAAGCGCCATCGACCAGCAAAGTACCGCACTTTACGCATTTATCCATTTTTTTCTCCTTTTCTGGCTCTGCCGGAGGCGGGTCGCCCGCTGCTGGAGCCGCTTCTTCGTGAACCACTTCCCCATCCGCGCCTAAAACTTTGGATGAGTCCCCATCTGCCGCTCTGCCGACGCCTACCGACGCATCCATCGGCACGGTCACAAAAGAGATTTCCAGCGGCTCCCAGTCGGTTACCCGATAGGTTTTAACGCCCCCGACCTCTTTTTCCATCACCATCTTGTGAACCCAATACCCGACGCTCACGTTGCGAAGAATCCCGTCCTTCACGTCCTGAAACTTCTCACTTGCCAGCACGCCTTTTCCAAAGCGCACCTTCGCCCGCCCTTTCCTGGAGCCGGTGTCAATGTGAGCCGTTTCCGATTCTATTGCGCCGACGTGGTCATCGGTATTGTGATTAAATAAAGCCGCGCCGCCGTCATTCAGCCTTTGCAACCTGACGGATGTTTCCTGGTGGTCCAGGATTTCCATGCCGTAAAACCGTTCGCCGGGTTCTTCAGACGAAAACGACAGCTCGACCGTCCGCGCTTCTTCGTCAATGGTGGACTTTTCAAAGGTGAAGATGCG